TCGTTTTTCTGCGTTCACATCTACCTATGGTGAGAATAAATTTGCCCCTATTGCTCCTGAAGATGATGATGATGGTCCTAGTGTTAGAAGTGAGGTCATCAATGGACCAACTTTGGTTGAGTCTAGTGATGATGATGATGTATGGGAGAGAGACACTAGTTCTAAGTCTAGTGTCGATGAGATTCGTAAGAATCTCTCAGGTTCTGATGAATCCACAATTGAAGTAGTGTTTGAGGATGGAATTGTTGGATACATGCCTGAACCAAATACGGCTAAGGTTGATAATGAAGATTATGAAGAAGATCCGAGGTCTTACACTTTTACTAGTTCGATCTCTTGGCCTGATTTGGGGAGTTTGTTCCTCGAATTGTGCAAAGTTTTCTCTTGGCCTGTGATTTTTAATATAATTTTGGTTTTGTTATCCATGCTTATTATTGTTATTATGATAATTAGTTGTATTTGGTATGTTTTTGGAGGTTTCTTAACCCTACCCTTTTGGATGTTTTTAGGAAGTGGATACCTGTTGTATTTTGTTGGGGTGATCATGACGGCTGCTGGAGCTGTGACCACACTGAACTTTATCTGTCTCGTGTTTTATGGATTCAAAGTATTGTTCCGCATGTTAAAGTGGAAAAATACTTATACATTTGTTAATTTTCTAGATGCTGATCTGGTTGATTTGAGGACAGATACGCAACTAAGATCTGATACTAAACATAAGGACGCTGTCTACTCTCGATATCGATATACTCGCCGTTTAATTTATTGTTATTCTGATGATTATAGAGATGTTGGAGTTTTCAGTGTCTTGGTTGGAAGGTTCCTTGCTTGGGGCCTTGTTGCTTTGGGACGTTATGTCCCATCTTGGTTGGTGGAGTTCGACCGAGTTATGGTTGTTTCTTTGGAGGTTTTTGACCAAGCGAAAGAATACGCAAATGTTGATCCGGCATCGTCTGATGCCGTTGCGTCTGATAAGATCAAGACTGCTTTGAAGAGGATTGGAACAATTTGGGTGAATCGTCACCTGAAGATTGATACTATTTATACTACCAGTTTCTTAGTCTGGGCATATTTTAAACATATGCAGCAAAAGACCAAGGAACTTCCTTTTTACAGAGCCCCTCTAAATTTAACGTAAGGCGTTTTGCCTACGGTTATCGACTTTACGAAGTGCCTTTAGTGGATCCTGGATTAATTCGGGAAGACATTAAATTCGTTCCTAGTAAAATCGATAACATACCCTCCTACAGGCCAGTTGTAGGAGTGTCTCTCGGCTGTGAACTTGAGGGGATAGCTCTCCCACATGTTGACACGTCCGATCCATGGACAACTTTAGGGGGAATGGGTAAGAGGTTGGCGTTCCGACCACCTCACCCTGTTAAATTTAAGCTACGTAAACTTAAGAGGTTCGTCACCCGGTGGTGCAGGAGAAATCTTGTGCCACTGGACTCTGCGTGTGATACATCATTCTTGACTTGGTTAATGAATACTCCATATACTGAGGCAAGGAAAAGTGAATTGCAAAAGCTAAATGACGAAATTTTGAATGATCCTGAGTTCATACTACAAACCACTAAAGGTAAGCTTAAGGATTTGTATGTAAATTGTTTCATAAAGGATGAAACTTATGATACCTATAAACATGCTAGAGGTATATATTCTAGAACTGATTTGTTCAAGATTCTTGTTGGACCAATTATTAAATTAATTGAAACTGAAGTGTTTGCACTTCCTTGGTTCATCAAGAAAATTCCTGTTCATCTACGTCCCGCCAAAATTATGGAGATGTATTCCACAGATGCGTTCTATGCTGCTACAGACTATACGTCCTTTGAGGGACATTTTAGTAAGTCTGTAATGCAAAGCGTTGAATGTGTTATGTATGATTATATGACTCAATTCCTTCCTCAACGGGATTGGTTTCGGGGCATATTCATGCATACGATAATGAATACTAATGTGTGTAACTTTCATTATTTTTTTCTCGAGATTCAAGCTACGAGAATGTCTGGGGAGATGAACACGTCTTTGGGGAATGGTTTTTCTAATCTTATGATAATGTTATATGTTTGTTATAAGAGGGGAATCCCTGAATGTCAAGTTATGGGTTTTGTCGAAGGCGATGATGGAATTTTTAGATTTTGTGATAAGCGTAATGTCCCAACTTCTAAAGATTTTTCCGATCTGGGTTTCACGATTAAAATAGAAATCCACACAAATTTATCTACTGCAAGCTTTTGTGGTATTGTGTTCGATGAAACTGATTGTAATAATCTTACTGACCCTATTTCAGCCTTGATTGGCTTTGGATGGAGTACTAGACGTTATTGTCGCAGTAAGAATAAGAAGCACATGGAATTATTACGAGCTAAGTCTTATTCCATGTTGTATTCGTATCCTGGTTGTCCTATATTACGCTCATTAGCTGAGTATGGTTTGAGAATGACCACAGGATATCACGCTCTTTTTAGCCCTCAAAATAATTATGAGAGGGAAAAGATGAGTGTGATACGGGAATATCTTTTTAAAACCGATAGTCCATTAATCAAAATCAAGGTTGGAATTAAATCCAGAATCTTGATATTTGAAAAATATGGAATTCCCGTAGAAACTCAATTGCTATTTGAAGAATATTTAGCCTCATTAACAAAAATACAACCGCTGAGCAAAGATTTGCTGTTTTCCTTCCTCCATAGTGATGTGTTGGATTATAGTTGTAGATATGTTAGTGACCATGATTATACTGATAAACAATTAGATTATTTGCCTTCTTATAATCCTCGTCCACATCCTTATACAGGAGCGATGGTCGAAATGATTAATAAGAAGAAGACGGTAATGTATGCCACTTGGTAGAAATTCCCGTTGTAGTTTCTGTTCGGGTATTCGAACAAAACAACAAAAACTCACCCCAC